TCAACTATCCCTGTACCACCGCCAGAACCAGCCAAGAAACCATCAACAACGCTTTTTCCGAGTCCCTTCAAAGCTGATTTCAAACCATCTTTTACGAAGTCAAAAAAGCCTGTTATAATATTCCCCTGAATATCTATAAATGCAGCCTCAAAAGTCCTCTTTATAGATTCACCCATGAAGGTCATAGCATCTCCGAGAGAACCACCCTCAGCTAAACTATCAACCCAAGCATCTCCTATATTATCAATACGAGCATTAAAATTTTCTTCAACACCTTCAAAAGCAATATCAAAGGCTCCGGGAGTATTAGCAATAATTCTATCATCTAAGTAACCTTGCCAATTTTCACCGAGAACTTCCATATGAGCGGCATGAGCTAATTCAGCATCAGATAATAATTTTTCATCAATCTCTGCTTTGTATTCATCCTGTAAGAATTTGATATGCTCTTTCTCTCTCTTTTCATCTTCCTTCTTTTTTGCCTTTTCTTGTTTCTCCAACTCTTTTATTTTCTTTTCATTTTCCTTTTCAGCCTTGACTCGTTTCTTTTCCTCTGCAGCATCCTCAGCAGCCTTCTCCCGTTCTCTCCGAGCCTCATTTGCTCTTTCTACTGCTTCATTAATTTTGGCTGCCTTTTCTTCCCTGATTACTTTCTTTTCTTCCTCCGTTACTTCAACCGCTGCGACTTGCTTGTCCCCCTCTTCCTCCACCAGCTCAGTTTCTTCCTTCAACTCCGCTTTTCGTACCTCATTTTTTTCAGTCCACTTCTTTTGAATTTCTTCAGCAGCACCCTTCCCGGCCTCCTCAGTATCTTCAAACATGTCATCTATTTCTGGCAATTCGATACCGAGTTTATCAAGGAACCATCTAAATTTATCATATATAGAAGTAACAACAGTCACAGCTTTTGTCTTCACAGCATCCCAAACCTCTTCAACTGAAGTCAAGAAACCAGTAAAAGCCGTTACCATACTTCCAATAACAGTACTGATTTCATCTGGAAGTTTAGTTAACCAATCCCAAACGAAGTCAAACACCACTACAGTATCTTGGAATAATCCCGTCATTTTTAAAGCAAGATCACCTACAAGAGGCAATAACACGTCTCCAAACGTAGTGAGCATAATACTGAACTGAGCCTTTGCTTGCTCAATCGCAAAACCTGTTTCATTAATTCCTTCGGTCTGGGCTAAAAAAGCATCCTCAGTAGCACCTGAAGCCTCGTTCATTGCTTCAAGCTTATCCTTATAAACGTCAACCTGAGAACCCGTAAGGGCAAGTGCTGCTGTTTGGCCCTCTATAGATGATATGTACTTAGCCAAAGGCTGACCAGAAGCCTTGGCCACTCCAGTAACTATTTCCATCGCTCCTTGAAGTCCCTCTTGCTCAATCAAAGCTTTTCCAGAAGAAAATCCTAAATCAGCAATTAGTATATCCATGTCTTTTGTCGGAACCATCAATGATTGCATGGCTCCCCTCAACTGAGTAGATACTTCTGCTGCTCCTCCGGTAACACCTGTCAAAGTAGCCATAGAGGCAAAAAGCTCTTCTTGAGACACATTCATTTCTGCAGCAATAGGAACTATTTTACCAATAGAAGAAGCGAGTTGAGGAAAGTCTGTTTGACCAAGTTGAACCGTCTTAAAAGAAAGATCTGATATTTTTTGAATTGATTCAGCAGATGTATCATTATAACCTTTTGATACAGCAGATAAAAGATTGATGGCGTCAGTGGTGGTGGCTGATCCAGCAGTGGCTCCTTTAGCTGCGATTTTAAGAATATCCATACTGTCAGCCGTGTCACCAAAGGCCGATACAACTTGATAAGCGCCATCCGTTAATCCCCCAACATCTGATCCCATGGCCACAGATAAGTCTTGAATGTTTCCTTTCCACTCAACCATTCGAGCATCGTTATTACCTACCATAGTTTGAAGATTAGCAAGCCCAGTATTAAACTCAATAGACTTCGATGCGGCCAAAGCCAAAGCCCCACCTACGGCTCCAACGACTCCGAGAACAGCTGGGCCATATTTATTAACTGAAGCACGGCCTGTTTCAAATTTGGAGGTAATACCACCAACTTCATCTTTGACCGTTCCAACTTTATTTTTAAAGTCAGAAATTGCGGCCTTTATATTTACAAGTAGATTAGCACCTGTTACATCAGCCATCGGCTTTGTTCCTCTCGTAAGAAGCTTGAACCTGTTGCTGTAAAGCTTTTACTGCTCCGAATCCTTTTGTTTGCTTCCTTTTTGCTATAATGATATCTTTCCAACCATACTTCCTTATATGTTCAACCACTTCCATTATCGCCTGATCAAAGTCGTAAGCAACCCAACTACTCTCAATGCCAATTACTTTAGAAGGCAATTGGTGATATCGTAAACAAAGCTTATCGAGTTGATAACATAAAACCTCATCCCCTACGAAATGAACGGAACAAGTTGAGACTTGTTCCCCTCCCTGCTACGGCTCCGAAGATGCTCAATAAATCCTGCATACTTATTTTTTCTGCTGAAATGCCTTTTTTCTTTGGATCCAATACTACTTTAGGCTCAAGCACCGCCACCGAAGCTATTCGCTCTAACATCAATCTCATTGATTTCATTTTCTCAGGTTCTATATCAACCCAAGAGTCTACGCCTTTTGTTAGCTCCTCCCCAGCCTCCATAACGCTTTTAACCAAAGGAAGAGGGATTTGACCAGCCATAGCAAAATCGACCAATCCCATCTGAGTCTTTATTTTGATAACTACTCCGGAAGGTAATTGAACAATACTTGTTTCATCCAACTTCTTTCCCCATGCCTCCATAGAAGTAACTTTTGGAGGAGATGGGGGAGAAGATGGTTGCTTCTTTGTTGATTTTTTAGGTGCGGGTTTTTTATTCATCTTGAAACTGCTCCCTTCTTACATTTATTACGCTGTAGCTGTAGAATCACCGAGCAGGAAAAGATTCTTGCCTGCGTCCTTAGTGGTGTCCACAACTCCATGAAACTCAACCGGAACAACTCGTACACCTTCCCGGTCATACTTTTTCTTGAACTGAATCTTAGGCACGGCTACATATACAGTGATCTTCTCATTAGCATCAGCTGAATCCGTACCACTATTATCAGAACAAGGAGTCACGATTAATTCCTTGAAATCAGTTTTAGATACCTGAGCGCCACCAACCTCGATTTTTTTATTCACTCCACCTGCATCCAATGTATACGTACCCTGAGGAATAAGAGGATTTAATTTATCAAGAGTTGTTTCAGCCATCGGAACCGTAACCATGACCGCTTCTGATTTAACTTTCGAGTCAACCATTGCAGACATCTGATCCACGATCACGTCATGCCACTCAACCGTATAATCAGCTTCAACACCACCCTTAAAGTACCCCAACTCAGTGGCATCGTAAGAAACATTACATGGGCCATATTCAATCTTATCAGAATCTTTGGCCATTGACTTTCCTCCTTACTTTTTATTTAAAACATCTTGAATTCCGGAACCGAGAGTGTTGAGAATCTCATCCCGGCTATCCATTAAAGCATTTACTAAATATGGCTTTGGCTTTTGACCAACAGTTTTATGAAACCTACCATTAGCATCCTCATATATCCAAGGAGTCTTTCGACCTTTCCCGTCTGCGGCAAATATGCCCGTTCCATAATGAACATAAACAGCATGTTTAACAAACGAACCTACTGCAGTTGATAACTCATTTGTTTTTCTGCTGAACTTTTTAGTGGCCAATGTCTTCCCAAATAACCCAGCACCCATCTTCCTCACATATGGGATTTCACCTTTAGGAGCGATATCATAAATGAACTTACGCAAATACTCTTTTGCTCTTCCCTCAACTATTTCAGCTGCATCAATCAAAGCATCTTCAAAGGCCTTTTGACCCAGAAGATTTTCAAGAGTGTCCAAAGTACCCAAGAGTTCATCTGCCCCCTCCAAAACCATATCGAACATTGGTTCAGCCACTGGTTCTCTCCCGCGCATCTAACCGAAAAGTCATTACAGCATATGAATTAGTATCAAAAGCCCCAATCCAAGGAGAAGGGCCAGTTAACCGATCCATATACAAAGCTTCCACCTCGTCATTCAAATTGATTTTTAACAATTGTTTGAACAACGTGTCCACGTTCTGACAAAAGGTATACATAGCCCCCTCATCCGGAGCAAAGACTATAAATTGTATAGAACAATACTCTAACTCAGGAACATCCTCGTCAGGAACTCTATTAAACACTGATAAGCGCACTCCGGTGGCTTCTCTATTGTCCGGAATATCGTTTTCATATATTCCTACAGATATACTCCCGGAACCCGTTAAAATAACCATGTTAGAGTCCATAAACTCGTGGACAGCTTTTTCAATGTTCATCATGTTAATAAACCTTTTTAAATACTATCACCGCTGTCAGGCCCAAAATAGTTGGAGCTGTTCCGGTAGATATATATTCAAGCCGGGCATCTTCCGAGGAAGTCAACACAGCAAATTCCTTATTGACATCACCCATATCATAAAGCAAACCCTTTACTGTAGCTTGACCGCCACCATATGGCCCATTCAAATAACCACTACAAATAATATTACCCGAATCATCTTTTAATAATATTTCAGAATAATTTGAGTTATCATCTACAGCCATTGTGGTATTGTTACCGAAGTATACACCCACGACTTCTACTGTAGCATGAGGCTTGAATAACACAGAAACTTTAGCTCCACCGTCAGCATCTATAATATCACCGACATTCACTACATGATAATAATATTGATCTGGAGCCGTACCCGTCATCTTACCATTTATATCTATCCTGAACCCTTCAATCCCCTTTTCTTTTAATACGAGGGGTGGCCGGGAAAGATTGTCAGCATAAATTACCGGAGTGGTATCCACATCATTAATAATCCTAAACATATTATCATCAGCATCACCAACTGTATTGAAAGCCTGATCTACAGAATAAGTAAGGTTTACAGTAAATCCTGATAAAGCTTTACCAGTAAGTGTTTTTGCTAACCTAAGTGAACAAGTACTCCCGGCCTTGATAACTTTAGCTGTGTCATCCAAACTGCTAAAGTCTTGGGGCACGTGAAGCGTATATGCTCCCGCCACAGCTAATGAAGATATGTCTGTAGTATTACCGGAGTTCTCCAGATAAAAAGTTTGATAATTAGTAGCATCAGCTCCCACCGTAGTATCCACCCCAATAGAACAAGCAATGATAGTGATATCACTTTTCGCTCGTAAAAGAGGATATGTGAAAGCATCAGAGTCAGCAGCTAAATCACCCAACCCCAATGTTATGGTTCGATATTTCCATCCAGTAGGTGTCCGAATAAAACCATCAGACATTAAAGCAAATACTTCGGCACCACCTAAATAATGAGCAAATATATCTCTCCTGTTGTTTACATCGAACTGATAAACAGGAGCATTGCCCTGAGAGTCTTCAACATTTAATAATGACATGACTCCTCCTTATCATAATAGAGTATATTCAATTTGAAAAGAGACACCGCTCATTGCGAGTCCTGATGAAGTCTTTGTTATTTCTAAATAGAGATATTCATCTTCACCAATTGCTTCATTTGTTACTGCCCCCATTGTTGCGGGAACTCCTTGGGCCAAACCCGGATTTGCGGCAGGTGTAGTATATGTTACCAACACGGCATCATCTGAACTACGATTCCAAACAAACGTCTGCTTGTTTGTAGAACCATCAGCTGTATCCGTATCCACCCATATTGAAATCTTCGTTATAGTAACAGGCTTGCCAAATTTGATCCCCATAGGCTCCAACGCATCTGAATCAGCAACCAAATCTTGAATCTGATGAGTGATGGAACGGGTGGCATCTCCTCCTCCGGGATCAGGTAAACCATCTGCATCCACAGAAAAGGTTTCAGAATTACCCTTTTCAAAATTAATAAAATCACGGGCAGCCCCGGCTCCAGCACCTTGATCATTACGAACAATGGGGCCAGCTCCTGCTGCACCGAAATTCAAACAAGGAAAATTCATACTTGTTTTCCTCCCTTCTTAGAAGCACGCTTTGGAGCAGATTTCTTCACTTCCTCTTTACCCTTTACTTGAGGAGGTTTGTAACCCATCCGCACGGCCTCTTCAATGACAATCGGAAACTGTTCTGCCAAGGCCAAATCAGCCTTGCTGTAATTCCCGTCTGCCAGAGACTTCGCCAATTGTAGCCTCGTGCTCATTATGTTTCCTTTCTCTTACGAGTGCGATCTGATAACCTTCAATTGCTCCGGTCACTAATACGTCTTGTAAATTCTCCAATCCTCCCTCCGCAATTTCATATACATAAGCATCTAAGACAAATTTATCAGTTTCCAATATTTCTTCGTCAGCATCGACAATGACCATCTTATCTACCCGGATATACTCTTCATCTGATATCTTCATCCTTTTACGATAAGGTGTTTTCACTGAACATGGTACGTCAATAGGAGGATTAAACTGATATTCATTATTCCTATCACGAGAGTCGTCAACACGATGCTTAACCCCCACTGTAGAAGTAAAAAGGCCTTTCAGCATAACATTCTCCTATATAGCACCAAACGCCATCTTCCTCGGAACCGGGAGGAGAAGGGCACAAACATGAGCATCACCGTACATAAGACTTACTGAACCCCATTTGACCTGATCGGCAATTGTTGGGTTCTTTTGAAGGTAAAGAGCAAGCTCAGCCTCAGCCGTCAAAACAGCCTTATAAGCAAAGTGATCCGAATCAAATCCATACGTGTACGATAAAACAACATTGTCATTACCGATAGTGATACCATTAAGTATTTTGATCATACCCGGTTCAGTCCTTAATTCGTAATCATCCGTCACCGTCAGGGTGGTGTCGTCCATTACTAAGGAAGTGATTGAAATTATAGGGGAGCTGATACACAACCAATACTCTCCCCCTACACCGGAAAACTTTTTACTTGATACAGTTGTAGTTTCCCATCGGTAATCGGTATATTGATCAATAATACTCCGGGCAGCATCTATACTCTCTTGAGTTATATCCACCCCAGTAATAGCTTTTGCTGTCTCTTCGGTATTATATGACATTAGTTCATTGTCACCTTTCCGGCCACCGTTGGAGAACCGCCAGACTTAGAAACCCAAAGCAAACGAATAAATGGAATAACTCTTTCTAAGTCTGCTAACATTGCATATTGACCATTAGCAGTCACGGTCAAATCCGTTCCGGAATCATCCAAATTAAACCAAACAGAATCATCCAATGAACCTTCTGCCCTCAACACCACATTTGTTCCTATAGTAGCAACCGTAAATTCAAATAAAGCCGTCTTTAATCCTTGAACCCTTATCGAATCTGAAGCCACCCCTACAGCTTGCGCTCCGAGGGACAAGACTTTCCCATTTGGGGCATAATCCCAACCTTCATAAGCATAACTCATAACAGGACACCTCCCTTAATCAGCATCCTGCGTATAATAAATCTTATACGAGAGATTGTCTGCGGTTGGGGTGGCTGTTAGTTTTACATGATCTCTAAATTCAAGATTCATCATAACCGGAGCCGTTATGGAAGTATCCAAAACAAACTCATCCGCAGAATCAGGATTGGCTCCATTTAAAGCTACATAATTTGTTGAGTCTTGGCTGCCTGAAGCAGTCATCGAAGTAGAAAGCCCATCAATTTCTAAAACCGCTGTCCAATTATTAGCAGTTGAATTGACAAGTGATAACATTCTTAAAACACCTGAACCCCAAACTTCAAAAGTTTGAGCAGCAGCACTTGTACCTTGACTCATCTTCGCTTCAGCATGAAGTTTTTTCTGCGAATCTCTTCTTGTTGCTATAATAGCTATACCATAATCAGCTCCACCATCGTCTTCACAAGCAATGATAAACCTATTCTCATCAATATTAGATATAGCATTAGATAAAGAAGCTGCATCATTAAATACATATTCATCTGAAGCTATAGGTGCACCCCCACTTATATGAAGCATCTGAATACAGCCTCTTCCGTTCCTTGTATAAACTACTGCGGCGTGATGTTCATCAATAGCAGATATATCTATTTGAGTAGTAGCTGTTTCGGTTATGGCTTTAAGAGTAGTAAAGCCCGGAACCGTACCTACAATTAGACCAGCTGCAATATAAAGAGGATCACCAGAAGCCGTTGAATTTTGATAACCTATTAAAACCTTATTTGTATCATGTGATTCAGCGTCCACATCTATACAAGTATCAGTAGTGATTACCACTTCTGTACCAGCCGTAGGAGTTGTTCCATCTATAGTACATACAATAACAGTAAGTCCTCCCGCATCTACAAAATGAGCAAGAAGCTTATTTGTATCAAAAGGACAATGACCAATAAACGTAGCAGAAGCTGCATTTAATTCTACTTCTGTCCCCCATGTACCAAAGGTTACTCCAGTTACTTCAGCAACCCGTAAACAAGCATAATCGTCACCGCCTTCATCCCGATAAGTAACAGATACTTTACCCGGAGCAACCAAATCGATATCAGTATCAGAACCAGAAGAGTCTACGGCATTTATTACTGAAACTGCCCCAATAGTAACTATGAGTGTAGTAAGATTAACTGATGCTGCTATTGCTTTAGCTTTGCTACTATCTCCCCCATCAATATAAGATATTCCTATTGTAGGATCATCCGCATCTAAATCTATAGTACAAGTATCCACTCCGGTAGTAGCTCCAGCCTCAAATTCTTTTTCAATACCCCAAGATTGAATCTTATTCCCAAGATAACTAAAGGCTCGAATTTTACCCTCATCACCAGTAGCATCATCTGAATATATAGCTACTCCTACCGAGGATGAAAGTATTTTAATCTTAGTACCAAAGGTTGCAGCTCCGTTGAACGCTGATTCATCTCCAAAAGAGAACCTGCTGCGAAAAGCATCATTGGTATTGAATACTTGATGCAACCATTCAAACATTCTCCGTATGGTTCCAAACATAGTGTTAGAAGTAGACCAATCATGATCCACTTCCGTATCAAAAGCTGTACCAAGCCAACGTGCAGCTCCGTTCCTTAATCTTATGAGATTCCCCATATTATCCTCCCACCATGGCTTTGCTGACTATTGTTGCACCCGTTCCACCCGTCTCACTTACCATGTAAACCCGGACATAACGAATAGGAGCAAAGTCATCGTTTTCAAAATTGAATAGGCTTGTCCCATCCTCGGAAATAGTTGTATCCACACCTGAATCATCGAGATTAAGCCAAGATTCATTATCAAGGCTCCCTTCTATTCTCATAACTAATTCTGTAGAAGTACTCAATGCTACAGTTGCTTGAATAGCCAATCCTGACCAATACGAGCCATCTGGTTTTAATAAATTCAGAACGTCAGAGGCTCCTAAGACAGCATCAATAGTACTCAAATCAACTACTTCTCCGGTGGGTGCCCATTCAGAGGCTATTTTCACCGACATTTATTACCTCATTACTTAGATGTTTATGGTTTTGAACTTGCTTTCTTTCTTTTTCCAGCTTTCTTCGGAGCTAATGAAATACCTCGTGCTTCATATAAAGCTTCTTTAGTTTCTCCGAATCTCTCAGCATCATTAACCAAAAGACTATCTGCAAATTCTCCGGGAACTTTATATATGCCCGATTTTTTGAATATATATTTCCTTCCATTCCATCGGGTATTATATTGAGACTCCCTCTTTAAAGGTAAATAATACACTTGTACGAAGTCCTGCATGTGCTCCCTCCTCATTGATAAGTGTACTTCTTTGCTCGTTAAATAGTATCAGACTATCTTTTTACAGGGGAGGGGCTTTTTAACCCCTCCTCACTGTCCCTACAATGTTGCTAAACTTTAATCCTCAGTGCCAGCCATTGCGAGTAAGTAAGAAGAGTCGCCGCTTTTCCAACTTGCGCCTGTGGATGTTTCCAAACTGTAACAGAAATCTTTCTCAGCTGACGCAGTAGCTCGACCGGCACCCTTGGCTACAACATCAGTGGCGAGTTTTCCACTATTACCAATAGCCAATCCAGTACCATCATTACGAAACATAACAGTAGCACCCTGAGCAGCATAAATAACTTCTACCGGGGCTGTATCAGAAGCAACATAAGAATCCGTTGCCTCAAACTGACCAGCAACACCGATGAGTTCAAATCCATCAGCCACACCAAGCTTAACCCCTGGCTGAGCAAATTGAACCGTATCGCCGGGAAGGATAGTTGCGCCTGAAATAACTTCAGCAATTGCGCATGGACCAATCACAGGGCCAACTCCAATAGCAGCACCATCACCAACTCCGGTAATGAAATCAGTTACAATGATTTGATCAATGTAAACCTTTTCATCTGAGCCTGTTCCTCTTTGATTCACAAACCGTATTCCATCGACATTATTCTTGTCGATTCCCGAAATATCAATACATTTGTATTCAAACATATCAGCGGATTGGCATACTGGAACATTAATAGCCGTACACCACGTGAGGTTATTACGAATTTGAATGGTAAGTTCTCCTGTTAAACGAAGAGCACTATCATCGTGAATCCATAAGCACAACCAATTAAACTCACCCCAGTCCTCACGCTCCGGACGGTGAACATCATCCAAGGTCACAAAGTCTCCCTTAGTTGTGCCCACATCAACAAGCTCAATGGCATTTGAACCTGTCCTGATATCGGAAGTTTCATTGACGGCATTGAATACACTGCTATCACTGATATCCCAGTCTGTTACATCCTCGCAATTAGATACGAGATGAATGGTGGAACCCATAGCCAAAACTTTGAGTTTCTTGAGAGCATCCTTAGTGATGATGTTCTCTTTCTGAATCTCTTGCAGTTCCGGGAATATAGGATTCATGTTTTTAAATCCAGCACCTGAAGCCATAATATCTTCTCCTTGTATCAATTCAGGTTATTGTTTAGCTTCAATTATTTAGGAATGTTATACAACCAACCAACCATCGGATTGGTAGTGGCATCATACTTGGCTTGCCATTTCTCTCTGGTACTGGCGACAAGATAAGTAATACCCTTACGAGCAACCCGTTCAGTCTCAAGTTTAAACTGTCTCCGGTTTCCTCTCCAGAATCCAGTTTTGTTAACGACAAGTGCTTGAGTCTTAGATAAGGTAATACCGTCATACACCCCTGAAGCATTTATATTCTCAAATACATGCTGAGAAGGGGTGATGTGCATACCGTCAACCTTTTGTATCTCACCGTTGAGCAATGTAGCAACACTACCCGTCTTATCAACTGTAGTTACTTCATCGATATTTTTGAGCTTGTTCCACATATTAGTATTACAGAGTATTTCCAAATCAGAAGAACTCATACCGAATACTTCCATGTCTTCCCTAATACCTCGGAGAAGTCCAAGACCAGTATTGGAAGCCCATCCAGCCCCGGATTGCTTCAGATCCGTCTGAGTGAGATACCTGAGACCGTCCCAAAGTTTTCGAGCATCATAAGAATTGAGAGTATAGCCAGTATCAAGGTCAGCAGTAAGTTGACCATTAATAATAGCGTTGTCACGAGCTTTGGATACTGCTCTGGCAATCGACTTTTTCATGATCGGCATAATTGGGAACATCGCATCTTCTGAAGCCTCATCACTAATAGGATAGTTTGCCACGATCTTTACCGAGCGGAAAGTCAGATTGTCCGAGGTCATATCAGAAGCCCGGAACATATCTGGCTCGTTGTCTGTTGCTTCTCCACCCTTATAAGCTTCACCATCAGCAAGTGTTATTGGGAAAGTATAAGGATCAGTAGGCATATTGATTTCATCAAACAGCGGAGCAACAACTGCTTCCAGCTCGACAAAGTCAATCATTTGCGATGAGAATCCTTCAGCCATCCATTCGAGTCCGTCACCAGCTGTAGCCGTATTGAGTGCTTTGGCTAATGCACCCCAACGTGCCTTAAAGTATTCATAATGATCGAGAGTATGAATGGGCTTGTCGAGAGCTTTGGAAAGGACGTACATGTCATCATTCAGAATCTGCAGTTGAATGATAGCATCATCTTTTTTCTGCATATCATCAGGCCAGTACAAAGCCTTTTCAATGACTGCAATATCCATAGGTGAAATAGGGTTAAGCCACGGTGCTGATCTTCCAGCTGATTTCTTCAACAGTTCCCGTACCCGAACATCCACAGCTTTCTGAATGGCGTTTTCATTTAATGTTTCCGGGACACCAGCCTGACCGAAGAGTGTGGTCATGTCTTTGCGAATCCCTTCACCAATCGCAACACCCAGCTCTTCGTATTCTTGAGTTGAGAATCCAAACATATTTTTGTTCCTCCTTAAAAGAGGTGAATATTATTGTTATGCTTCAATTACTTTTCTTCAGGAATCTCTATACCCAGTGCCGATGCAATCGAGGGAAGCAGAGTCTTGACAACCGAGTCAATGTTATCTTCTACTGGTTTGTCATCTTCCTTCAATCCCATTCC